ATAACCGTGCTTAACATAAACATACCACATTTTTATTGCTACATGAGAAAAGAGCATATGTACCAACACAAGCATCACATTGGTGAATTTGTGAAGGTTACTGCTTTTGCTGCCCAATCAAATCCCGACAGGGCACTACTGTTTCATGTTCTAACCGATGATGGGCTTGTCCGAAGCAGAGTTCCCATTCACATGTTGTGTCACAAACAAACCGCACCACAAATGCCGTTGGACTACTTGCAGTTGTGGGACTGTTTTTCTGTGAACTGCACAGCGGTTGTTTACGATTATCTTAAAGCCTCAAGGGTGAAAACAGTTTTGAAAGATAAACAAGAACTGTGGGGCGAATACATGATGTCTTTTGATTGGTACGGCAATCCGTACAGCGATGAACCAACACAGTACAAGTGTTTACACATGTTACGGTTGGACAACGGCTGCTACACGCTACAACCAAATAATAGAATATTTTGGAAACACATGTCGTTTGTTACTACTCCTTTCCCCACAAATCCAGACTTTAAAGTTGACGATAAAGTGTTCCGATGCGAAGCCGCCAGTGACCGTTGGGTGATTGAGGGAGACGATGACTCGTACTATTACGATTTAAAAAATGAAAACGCCAATTATAATAATCAAAGGTCGCAATAACGGCTTGACACAAATATAGAGTGGTGTATACTGTGGGCATGATTCGCCATCTCGGCTACGCATGCCAAAACCTGTCCCTCATGGAAGGGCGTAAACCCAAAGATCGGTACTTTACCGACCGAACTTTGCGTATGGATCGCTTTACCCTGCAACGAGCAGGAGAACTAGCCGCTCGCAATGCCGCAGACCTTTTGCCCATCCTGAAGTGGAATGTGGAAAATGGAATTCGGTTCTTCCGCATTGGGAGCGGTGTGTTCCCGTTCATGGATCACCCCACGCTAAAGTATACCCTGCACGACATTCCACTTGAGCACTACCAAAGCGTGGTGGCAAGTCTGTCTGCTGCGGGGCAGTACGCCAAAGCCAACGGCATGCGGCTGTCGTGCCATCCTGGCCCGTACACCTGTTTGGGTTCGCCTGACCACGCGATTGCAGACAAGAGTGTGTTGTGTTTGGAAATGCACTCGTTGCTAGCCGACCTGTTGGGTTACGGTGACGAGTTTGCCATCAATATCCATGTGGGTGGCGTGTACGACGGCAAGAGTGAAACCGCTAAACGCTTTGCCCAACGCTACGAGGCGTTGGCTACACGCATTCGTGCTCGCCTAACGGTGGAGAACGACGACAAGCCGTCCATGTGGAGCATGAGTGATCTGTACGAAACCCTTGCGTCTCGGTGTGCGGGACTCAAACTGGTTTTGGATATTCATCACCACCGCTTCTGCCAGCGGGAAACCCTTGAGGCTGCTGCCAATATGGCATTCAGTACTTGGGACGGGTTCTGTGAAATTCCTAAAGTCCACTACTCGGAATCTGCGGACGGCAAGCGTCCCCAAGCACACTCGGACTACATAAAGGGAGAGATACCGCTTCTTGACACCGTGCGTGAATACGATGTCATGCTTGAAGCCAAAGCAAAGGATTTGGCTCTTCTTGAATACCGTGAAAGGGTTCTCGCGTGATTACTGCTGTAATTATGACTGCTGTTTTGAGTGTTCCGCCTACTGTTCCCACCGACCGCCTGTTGGATGCCATGTACACCGTGGAGTCCTCGCGTGGCAAGGTACTGGTTGGTGATGGTGGAAAGGCAATTGGCCCGTATCAGATTTGGTACAAGTATTGGAAGGACGCTGTGGAGTACGATCCGTCTATTGGTGGCGTGTACCGCGACTGTATGGACAAGGCGTACTCTGAACGGATTGTGTGGGCGTATTGGTGTCGCTACGCTCCGAAGGGTGCAACGGTGCAGGACTTGGCTCGTATCCACAACGGTGGTGGTTCGCGTGGACACTTGAACCCGAACACAATCAAGTACTGGAACAAAATTCAAAAAGAACTTCATAAGAAGTAATAATCCGTATCCAAAAGAAATGGAAAAGTGATATGTTCAATAAGAAAAAATGGCGAGAGGATAACAAAGAAAAACTAAAAGCCCAAAAAGCGGAATACTATCAAGCAAACAGAGATAAAATTTTGGCTAGAGTAAAGAAGTGGTCAAAAAAGAACAGAAAGCAGAAGTTAGCGTTACAAAAGGCTTGGTATCGGGCTAACAAAGAAAAACAAGCAAAAGAAAGCAAAGAGAGATACGAAGCCAACAAGACCGATATTTTGGCTAAACAAAAAAAATACTACGAAAAGAACAAAAAGAGAATATCAAAACGAGGCAGGGAATACTATCAAAAAAATAAGTCTTTGATTTCCATAAAGAAAAAAGCATACAGACAAGCCAACAAAGAAAAACTAAAAGCCCAAAAAGCGGAATACTATCTGAAAAATAGAGAAACTCTGCTACAAAAAGGCAAAATAATCCTAAAGAAGTGGAAAGAAAAAAATAGAGAGTGGGTAAAGATCAGGGATAAGAAATATCGCTTGGCTAACATAGAAAGAATACGAGAAAAAAACAAAGAGTATAAGAAAAATAATCCAGAAAAAATTATAATGAAAGGTAGAAAGCGTCGTGCCGTTCAAAAAATGGCATCGGTTGTTCTTACAGATAAAGAAAACCAAATGATGGAACAGTTGGAACTCACTCGTGTAGCCCTTCAAAAAGAAACAGGAAAAAGGTATCATCTTGACCATGTTTTGCCGTTGGCTCATGGTGGTATTCACCATCCCTGTAACATTAGAATATTGGAAAGCATTGAAAATATTTCAAAAGCCGCCTCTATTCTCCCTGAATCTGTTGCACTTGCACCAGAGCACTTCCGACTGTATAGTGAGCGAATCAGCCTCAAGCGGGCACACCAATTTGTTCGGCAACTAGCCAATGGGCTTGGAATTACAACAAAAGAACTGAAAACTCTTATGGAAAATAAGCCACAAAAAAATAAAACTAAACCCACACTAGAGGATTTTTTAACATGAGCAAACCATTCGGATATTCGTACTACTTGGACATGTACAGTTGTCGCGTTGGAGCAGCCGATGACTTGGAACTCCACTACCGCTTTCTTGAGCGAGTTGTAGACAAGATTGGCATGACCCGTATGAGCCAACCTGTGGTGATGCACGGGCCAACCAACCACGGCACAGAACTGTATCCCGACAAGGCAGGGGTGAGCGGTTGGGTTCCACTCATTGAGAGCGGCATCCAAATCCACTCAATGGAACCAAAGCGATTTATTACGCTTGATGTGTACTCGTGCAACAAGTTTGACAAGGGTATCATCTTGGAGTATGCTAGAGAGTGCTTTGGCTTTGAGCAGCACGAAGAGCAATTCTTTACTCGTGGAACCAAGTACGGAGACATTGGATGAACACACACCGCATCATTCTTGGCGACTGCATTGAGGGCATGAAGACGCTGCCTGACGGCTGCGTTCAAACCATTATTACTTCACCCCCGTACTACGGGCTGCGTGACTACGAAACTGCAAATTGGGAAGGCGGTGATCCTGATTGCGACCATGTTGCAGACTCCACAAAGACCAAGAAGTTTGGTAATTCCGAATTCAACAAGAACAGACCAAGCCGCGAAGCCACCAAGACGAGTGGATACTATTTCAAGGATGTGTGCGGCAAGTGTGGTGCACGGTGTGTTGACTCGCAGATTGGCTGTGAAGAAACACCCGACGAGTATGTACAGAAAATGGTGGAGGTGTTCCGCGAGGCTCGTCGCATTCTGCGTGATGACGGTACTCTATGGCTAAACTTGGGCGACTCGTATGCCACCACAAGCGGAGGCATGGAGCAGTTGCGTAAGATGGGTGCAGCCACCCCTGCATACGGCAAGATCAAGTACGCTGAAGGCTACAAGGGTGCTAGCCAAAAGGGCAAAGCAGGAGCCAAGCGTAGCGGACTCAAGCACAAGGACTTGATTGGTATTCCTTGGAGAGTCGCACTTGCTCTACAGGCTGACGGGTGGTATCTGCGTCAAGACATTATATGGCACAAGCCCAACCCCATGCCCGAGAGTGTAGCCGACCGCTGCACCAAGTCACATGAATACATTTTCATGTTGACCAAGAAGCCCAAGTACTACTACGACCACGAGGCTATCAAGGAAGACGCTGTGGGCAAGCCTCATGCCCCTGGCAACAAAAACCGCACACAACCCGAAGACAAGGGTGCTCGTGATCCTGCACTAGAACCTGATCGTGTGTGGGGGGCAGACGGCAAGCGAAACAAGCGTTCGGTGTGGACGGTGACTACCAAGGCGTACAAGGGTGCACACTTTGCCACTTACCCAAAGGACTTGATCTTGCCGTGTGTGTTGGCAGGATGCCCTGTGGGTGGCACGGTGTTTGATCCGTTCACAGGCAGCGGCACAACTGCTGTGGTGGCATTGACCAACGGACGGCACTATATCGGCACAGAACTAAATCCTGAATATGTGAAACTGGCAGAAGCACGAATTGCTGAAGAAGTGCCTAATACTTTAGAAGGAGCGTTACAGTGAAAAAGAAACTAAAGCCAATCGGAAAATGGGTACTGGTCGCAACCAAACTGGGTGGACAAAAAACCACCGAGGCAGGAATCATTTATACCGAAAAGGTTACTTGTAAAATGGTTTGGGGTCAAGTTGTGGATATTGGTCCCGATCTGACCGAAGACATTAAAATAGGCGACAAGGTGATGTGGGACTTGACAAAGAACCTTGGTCGCGGGTATGATGGCAAGGACTTGGTGCATCAGGACTGGATCGCAATGGTGGAGAGATAATGGACTTCTATACAAGCGTTGATCTTCGTGGCAAGAATGTGCTGTATCGCGGATGGCGAAACGGGTGTCGTGTACACGAAGCCATTCCGTTCTGCCCAACGCTGTATATCAAGTCCAAGCAGCCCACAGGACTAACAACCATTTACGGCAACCCTGTGGAAGCCATTGATTTTGAAAGCGTCCACGAGGCTCGTGAGTTCCTTGAGAAGTACAAGGATGTAAGCAATTTTGATGTGTACGGCAACACAAGTTTCGTGTACCAGTACTTGTACAGGGAGTTTCCACACGAAGTGGAGTACGATTTTTCCCGTCTGCGTGTAGCCTTCTTGGACATTGAGACTTCGTGTGACGGCGGATTCCCGTCTGTGGATTCGCCCACCGAACGCATCATTGCCATCACGCTGACTGTGGGCAAAAACACCTATGTGCTTGGGCTTGGCGACTTTGCATTGGAAGGCGTGGAAGCAGAGTGCTTTGCAGACGAAGAAAGCCTGCTGCGACGATTCGTGGAGATTTGGAAGCACGAAGACCCTGACATTGTGACAGGATGGAACATCCGATTCTTTGATATTCCGTACTTGGTGGCTCGCATGAATTGGATTGCCGACGAGTGGGGCAATGCCCTGTCACCGTGGGGGCGGTTGCGTGAAATGGTTGTGAACCGAATGGGACGCGACCAAAAGGTGTTTACCATTGGTGGCATTTCCACTCTTGACTATTTGGAACTGTACATGAAGTTCACCTATGTCAAGCAGGAGTCGTACTCCCTGAACCATGTGTGTTCGGTTGAGTTGGGCGAGGAAAAGGTTTCGTATAGCGAGTACGATACCCTTCAGGAGTTCTACACACAGAACTTTCAAAAGTTCATGGAGTACAACTACAAGGATGTGGAACTGGTTGCCAAACTGGAAGAGAAACTAAAACTGCTTGATCTTGCTGTAGCCCTTGCGTATTCTGCTCGTGTAAACTTTGAGGATGTGTTTTCCCAAGTCCGTACATGGGATGCCATTATTCACCATCACCTGATGAGCAAGGGCATGGTGGTTCCGCAGAAGCGTGAAGCAGAAAAGAAGGAGCAGTACGCGGGTGCGTATGTGAAAGACCCCCTTGTGGGAATGCACGATTGGGTGGTGAGTTTTGACTTGAACTCCCTGTATCCCCACCTTATCATGCAGTACAATATTTCACCTGAAACCAAAGACCCAAATCCTATTTGGGGACGAAACAACATTAGCCCTGACTCTATTCTGTCACGAAACAGAGGGGAACCTGTAAAAACCCTGATTGATCCTGCTGAATACTTGAATGATGCCAAGACCAATAATCTGTCGGTTGCGGCAAACGGCGTAGCGTTCCGCAAGGATCGTCACGGCTTCCTGCCTGAACTCATGGAAACCATGTACGAAGAACGCAAGCGGTACAAGGGACTCATGTTGGGCAAGCAGAAGGAATTGGAAGCACTCCCGCCTGATGCTCCTGCAAGCCAACGCAAAGCCATTGAGTACGAGATTTCCAAGTACAAGAACTTTCAGATGGTGCGAAAGATTCAGTTGAACTCCGCATACGGAGCAATCGGAAACGAGTACTTCCGTTTCTTTGATGTGGGGCTTGCAGAGGCTATTACCCTGTCGGGGCAGTTGAGCATTCAATGGATTGGCGAAGCACTCAATCGGCATCTAAACAAACTGTTCAAGACCACAGGCGAAGACTATGTGATTGCCAGCGATACCGATTCCGTGTATCTGAAACTTGGTCAAGCGGTGCGACAAGGCTTCAAGACCACGCCTGAACCCGAAAAGGTTGTGCCGTTCTTGGACAAGTTCTGTGAGCGTGTGCTGCAACCGTTCATTGACAAGGAGTTTGCAGAGTTGGCTAGCGTGACCAATGCGTATGCCAACAAGATGTTCATGGGGCGAGAAGTAATTGCACAGAAGGGCGTGTGGACTGCCAAGAAGCGGTACATGCTATCGGTGTGGAACAGCGAAGGTGTGCAGTACAAGACTCCCAAGTTCAAGATCATGGGGATTGAAACCACACGGTCTAGCACTCCTGCGTATGTGCGAAAGGCTTTGAAAAAGGCAGTTGAGATGGTGCTGCTAAAGGACGAGTCTACTCTACAGCAATTTGTGAAAACCACTCGTGAAGAATTCAAGGGATTGCCGCCTGAAGCAATGGCATTTCCCCGTTCAGTAAACGGAATGGGTGAATACAAGGACGCAAAAACCGTATATCGTAAATCCACACCTATTGCGGTCAAGGCAGCACTACTACACAACCAGTTGGTGCACGCCAAGGGCTTGGTCAAGAAGTACAAGAGTATTGGTGAAGGCGAAAAGATTAAGTTTATCTATTTACGAACACCCAATCCTATCCACGAGCATGTGATTGGTTTTACATCCACCCTGCCCCCCGAATTTGAATTACAGAAGTATGTTGATTGGCAACTACAGTTTGAAAAATCATTCTTGGAACCACTCCGCAGTATTACAAATTCGGTGGGGTGGAAAACTGAACAAGAAAATACTTTAGAATCACTTTTCGTGTGATGATGGCATAGATACAGTAACCCCTTACAATGGAGATTTAGAAATGGCAACACTAATTTTGAAGATGCGTAGTGGAGAAGAGATTATTGCAAAGACCACAGAGAAGTTTAGTGGTGAGACTGTGACAGGATACCATCTAAAGAATCCGTGCATGTTGATTCCTGTTCCAGGTCGCAACGGTCAGGGTGCAAGCCTTGCTATCGTGCCGTGGATGGCTTCAGTCAAGCAGGATCAGGGCTTTGAGATTCCAAAGGACGCAGTGCTGTTTACTGCTGAACCCGCTGACGATCTAGCAAATGAATTTAATAGTGCGTTTGGATCGGGACTTGTTGTGCCTACCAAGGAGATGGCGGTTCCCTCGCTCAAGTTGACTACTTGAGATGGCACTAATTGAATTAAATAAGCAGTACATTTGCAACCTCCTTCGTGAGAGGAAGGAGTGGTTGCAAACTGAAGTAAAGAGATTGATGCTTGACAAAGGCTCATCTTCTGTTATGATTGAGGCGTACATCCGTGAGATGGAAACCATTGACACACAACGAAAGGCATTAGGCAAATGAATCTAAAGGACATTCTAAAGGCATCAGGCAACAAGTACGGCAAGATTGCAATTGAAGGGCTGGACGGCAGCGACACCCAATCGTACATTTCCACAGGCTCGTATTCGTTCAACGCTTTGGTGAGTGGTTCGCTGTACGGTGGTCTGCCTGACAACAAGATTGTAGCCCTTGCAGGCGAGCAAGCCACAGGCAAGACCTACTTTGCCTTGAATGTGGTTCGTGAGTTCCTGAACGCTGGCGAGAACAGCATGGTGCTGTACTTTGATTCCGAGCAGGCAATCACTAGCGAAATGCTAGACTCTCGTGGCATTGATCGGCAGCGGGTTGCGGTTCTGCCTGTGGCTACCGTTGAAGAGTTCCGCCACCAGTGCATTTCAGCCATTGACAAGTATCTGGAAACCGATGAAGCCAAGCGTCCACGCATGATGATCGTGTTGGATTCGCTTGGCATGTTGAGCACCGAAAAGGAAATGAACGACACCGCAGAAGGCAAGAACACTCGTGACATGACCCGTGCACAGGTGGTCAAGGCTGCGTTTCGCGTGCTTACCATCAAGTTGGGGCACGCTCGTATTCCCATGATTATGACCAACCACACCTACGATGTGGTGGGTGCGTATGTGCCAACCAAGGAAATGGGTGGCGGTGCAGGACTAAAGTACGCTGCGTCCACCATTATCTACCTGTCCAAGAAGAAGGACAAGGTGGACAATGAAGTGGTTGGCAACATCATCCATTGCAAGACCTACAAGAGTCGCAAGACCAAGGAAAACAAGATGGTGGATGTGCAGTTGAACTTTGATACGGG